TGGTGACTGTAGTTCAGTTGGTTAGAGCGTCAGATTGTGGTTCTGAATGTCGAGGGTTCGAGTCCCTTCAGTCACCCCCAAAAAAGAGGAAATTCAAAACGAATATTCCTCTTTTTTTTGTTGTATATAAAGGATTTACAATATTATTCATAAAAAGATGTCACAAAAAGCAATCTTACTACTAAACTTTAAACTTTATCAGTAAACCAAAATTGTTTCCCCATTGTTTACCCATATATTATGGCAACTTTTAAAGCATTGATAAAAAAAGAGAAAATGCGTTCCGATAAGACTTGGAACGTATTGATAAGACTTACCCATGAGAGAAAAGTTAGATACGTATCTACAACAATGTATGTAACAAAGAAAGATCTTACGGCCTCTTTCAAAATAAAGAACCAGCAGATACTTGACAAGTGCGAAGAGCTTATAAAAATATACAGGAATAAAATAAATTCTCTCGATCTTGAAGTGAATACTATGGATATAGACGAAATAGTAGAATACATAAAAACCAAAGAGAATAAAGAAGGAATAGACTTTGTAGCATTTAGCAGAAAATGGTGCGAACGTCATAAAGAAATAAAAGGTATTAAGAACTATACAACGGCATTGAACTCATTTTGCAATTTTTTTGATCGTGATAATATCCTTTGTAGTGAAATTACAGTTCAAAAATTAAAGGAATTTGAGGAATACCTTTCGCATAAGAAAAGGGCACAATCATTATACCCTACATCAATAGTAAGACTATTTGAAGAGGCAAGAGAGTACTACAATGACGAAGACAATGAAATTATCAGGATTAAGCAGAGCCTTTCAAAATACAAACCGAAACAACAGAATGTAGCAGAGAAAAGGGCATTACCAGAAGAAACCATAAAGAATATATTAAATCTTCCATACGACAATAAGTATATTAGAGGATATTCAAGCAGACACGATTTAGCAAAGGACTGCTTTATTCTTTCTTTCTGCCTTATGGGAATGAACTCCGCTGACCTATACAATGCAACTAATTTTGACGGAGAATATATCACTTACTTCCGCACAAAAACAAAAGACCGAAGAAGCGATAACGCCAAAATGGTAGTAAAGGTTCATCCTATAATCAGAGAATTAATCGAAAAGCACAAAGGGGAAGAACGTGTATTCAATTTCTATGAACGATTTTCATCTATGGCAGACCTCAACAGAGCTATCAATATAGGGTTAAAGGAAATAGGAACAGAACTTGGGATAGATAATTTACAATTTTACGCAGCCCGTCACTCTATGGCCACAATAGCCATTAATAAGGCAGGAATACCGATATATGTAGTAAATGAGATGTTATGTCATGTGGACTCAAGACTTAGAGTCACCGAGCTGTATATACAAAAAGACTATTCTATTATAAATGAAGCAAACTTTGCCCTTATTGATTATGTATTTAAACATAAAGAAACCACCCTTGCCAACACAGCAAGCGGCACAATCCAATCAACAAAACGCTCGAAGCGCTCTAAACGTTCCATTGAAGAACCCTGAACAGGCGGCAGAAGTCATAGTACATCATGCCGTCTGCTTGGTCTATTAATATGTCTATCATGTTACGCATAAGCATATAGATATACAATGTGCCGTATTTGGATACCGCCCGGACACAAAAAAAGGCGGTGAAACCGTTTGGATTACCGCCTAAATCATAGAACAACTCTTTTAAATGTCATTTATCAAATATATCAAAATACTTCTTTAACATATAAATTCGCCCTCTTCTTCCTCCAGTAACTTCGGATAGTATTCCGCATTTTTCCATACTTGAAATTAAAGTATATGCAGAAGCACTACTAATTCCTGTTATATTTGCGACCATATTGGCATCTGTAACAGGAAGTTTGTATAGTTCAGTAACAACTTTCAACGCGTTTGCAGATCTGCTTCCTAACGATTTTATTTTTTCTTCATTTTCTTTTTGAAGCAATAGTATTTCTTCAAAAGTCCTAACACCATTCTCTGCTGTTTTAACAATCCCTGTAAGGAAAAACTTAAACCAGCCAGATATATCGTTATTTTCTCTTGCTTGCATAAGACTGGCATAATAAGAGTTCCGATGCTTTTCAAGATAATCGGACAGATATAAAATAGGTCTTTTTAAAATACCTTTGCTTACCAAATATAAGGTAATCATCAGTCTTCCAGTCCGCCCATTCCCGTCAAGAAAAGGATGTATCGTTTCAAATTGATAATGTATCAAAGCTATTTTAAGCAGCTCAGGAAAGAATATCTTATCGTTATGTGCAAATTTTTCTATATCTTCCATTAAATCTGGTATAGACGAATGGATAGGTGGAACGAATATAGCATCATTTATATTTGAACCTCCTATCCAATTTTGGCTTCTTCTAAATTCTCCAGGTTGCTTATGTTCTCCTCTTACGCCTTGCAAAAGAATTTTATGAACGTTTCTTATCAATCTGGAAGAAAAAGGCAATTCATCCAATAACTTAATAGCTTCATTCATGGCATTGATGTAGTTATGAACTTCTACCCAGTCATCTCTTTTGTCAAGGGGAACATCTTCTTTAGACATGATGGCTTCTTCCATATTGGTTTGCGTTCCTTCTATTTTAGATGATTGCGTGGCTTCTTTCATTACATGCATGCTGATAAACAGGTCAATATTAGGAATATGTTCGGAATACATATCTAATCTTCCGAGCATCCTATCAGCTTTGCTCAACAAAGTAACTACCTCCATATCAGAAATTTCCCAAGCCTTATTTATAAAATTAGGCTGGAAGCTACTATAATACCCTTGATTTATATAAGTACCTGATTTAAAACTCTTCATATTTGCTATTTTAATCTTGATGGCAAAATTAAAATAAAGTTTTTCCTATTCCAAATTTTCCCGAAAAATTAAAATAGCGCATCGCTCTATTATAGAAATAAGCGAAAAATTAAAATAAGTGGTAATCCCAACATGTCAAAGAACGCCATAAGGTGCAATAAGATGCAGCTTTATGCAGTAAACAACTCCTTTAATTCAAGAAAATCAGCGGAAGTGATCTTCACCTTTCCGAGGTTTCCCACCACCATATCAAGCAACGGGTTATGAGGAAGTTCAGCCACAATCTCGCCTTTTCCTACGGTTATCGGTATCATGCCTATTTTGTATTCTTGAATATCCATTTCCTTGAACATATCAACGAACATATCAATAGCAACATCCGTATCTATTGTTCCGTTCTCGTCCGTAATGAACAGCAGGGAGTTGTCTATCATGCCGTTTAGCTTTCCGTCAGCCTTTGAAAGATAATTATTCAACCCCCGTTTCAGCAACACCTTTGTTTGCGGCTTATTAGGAAAAAGCTCGTCTATCCTATATTCAACCCATTCTTGAATGGCGGTTTTAAAATCTCCCTTGAATTTATTTATGTCAGTTGCCTTCATTTCTTCGTCCCTTTCTTAGATTGTTCACTTTTCATTTTCTTATATTCAGCATAAGGCATGTCTGAATACTTTTCTTTGTATTCTTTGAAATCGTCCAGTTCGGCATCAGCTTCCTTTTGCGCTGATTTCCTTAACCGTTTCAACAGGGTAAGGTGATTGTCAAGCGCATCCTTTCCGGCTTGGCTCTGTTCAACTACCGGACGCATCATTGCCATGTATTGTTCATTCAATATCATGGTAATATGATTACTGCTTTCCTGAAACTCCTCTGTGGAAGCAATAATCTCACGTTCTTTTTCCGTCATTCCGTCCCATAGAGCATCCACCTCATCCCATACAGGAGACTGGCTTTTAGGTTGTTGTGTAGGCTGTTGGGCTATATGTTGCTCATACATCCTTTTCTGCATCTCTACTTGCTGCTGGGCCTGTTGCAACTCCGCTATCTTGGAATCAAAGCTACTACCGCCCAATATAGGGTCATTTAAGAATATATTGTTCATAATTTCATTAGTCAGTGGTTGATAATTGGAAAGTGGAAAGCATGCCCGTAGGCATACCCTCCACTGACCGTTTACTTTTTGCGCTTGGTCTTGCGCTTTGGTTTGTTAGGCTGTGGGAGCCGGATTGCTGCCGGGGCAACAACCACATCTCTGACTGGGAAACCCGGTCACAGTAGGAGTGCTCGGCAAAGTTACGACACCCTTGATGTTGCGACAGTCAAGTCTATCTGTATGGTTGATAGACGCAGTGAACGCCTTGTCGATCTCACACATGATAAGCTTGTCTTGGTAAGGACGGATAGCAGCACCTACTGCAACTTCCTTTTCAAGTCCGCTGATACGGGCGTTAAGTTCGTCGAATCCGTCACGCTGGCCCTTATACAAGCTAAATGCTGCGTTATTCAACTTGTCTGTCTGAACATCATAGAGGTCACGCATGGACTTGTACAGTCCGAAGTCTCCGTCTACCTGTGACTTCCACAAACCGAACTTTTCAGCGACATCCGTATCACGATGCTGGTACATCAGATTCAGAGTGTTCATCTTCAAGCCCCACATCTCGTTAGTAAGCGCCAACTGGGCTTCACATGAATGTGAATAAGCACCGAACGCGGTAGGAGCCGCACCGTTACGCCCTGCGATAGCATCACTTACTGTGTTGATGTTTACGTTCTCAGGCATATTGCCACCGAACCCGAAACCACCACGACCGCGGCCCCAAATGGCGGCTGCGCCCAATGCAGTACCTATGATACCTGTTGCGAGTGCTGCATTACCAACTCCTTTTGAAGCATATTCCTTACGATTTTCATCGTGAACATACTCCTTTTCCTTGATAATTTGTTTTACTTCTGCTTCCATAATAACTATTTTTGGAATTACAGCCACTATTGACTGCACAGCAAAGGACAGGATAAGTCGTTTGTTAATCAAATAGTTATTTGTAAGCTGTTTGTAAGTTGCTTGTTTGTTTCTTGTAAGAACAAATCAACACTCATTTTCTGTTTTCTGCGAATAAAGCCGTTCTTTAATGAGTTAATACGTTGCTGGCTCATGCCTGAATACTTCTCTATCATCTTCTCTGTGAATCCGGCCCTTATAAGCCAGTCTACAAGGATGGACCGGGCGTCTACGTACTTCTCCTCATGCGAGGTAAGGAACTTGTCTAATTCAATGTCCGCAATCTCACAGACTGCCTTTTCCGCTTTCTCGTAAATTCTTTTTAATTTCTCCATTTCAAAAAAATATTAGGGTTATACAAAAACAAAACATCACGAAAACCGTTAATAGCTAATGAAAGCCCTTAAACAGTCCTCGTGATGTTTGCCCGTTGCGGATTGGTAGTCAGTACGGGTTGGGGCTTTCTTTCTATTCTAAGCCCCGAAAGAGCGTTAGCTAAAGCCAACTTCTACACTTATTTCTTCTTCATCCTTATAGCAAGCCAAAGAACGGCCAATGCGACACATGCAATGTTTAGCATCATGCTCGCACCTCCGTAATTGATTTTAAACCGTTTCCACCATGATAGTTTCCTTTCCACAGGATAGGGCTTTGGCACTTCAATTCTTCTTATCTTTTCAATGAAGTAGGGTATTTTGACCGTCACCGTAGATTGGGGATAGATGCCTAATGAGTGGTTCAATATCCCCTTATTCCAAGACGCATAACTATAAGCATACGGGTTATGCAGGAATGACACAGTATCAGCAATAGACACGCTGTCTTTGTAAGGTATTAGCTTCTCCTGAAACGTTGTATCGTGGTAGACTATACTGTCAAGCACTTTTGTTTCAACAGGCACATAGACCGTCCTCGTTCGGCACGAAGCAAACACGAACACCAGCAGCATAGCCAGCAATCCAACAGACGCCCAAAATAATAGATTTCTTAGTTCTTTCATGGCATTATCCTTTGAAATATATGACTTTACCCTTTGTCCCGTCATTACGCATGTCAAGATGCACCCACGTAACATCCTGCTCCAGTCTGACAGGATACGGAAGAAGTATTTGGTTTGCCTTAATCCAGTTGCGCACCTCAAGAGCTGTCATGCCTTTTACATCGAAATCAATGCCCGTACCTTGCATGTGTGCCGATACGTACACTTTTTCAAGCCTTGTTTTTTCAGCAACAAGCTGGCAGACATTACATCTTAACCCTCGCTGTGTCACATTACCGCCTACCTGCCAATTATTCACATAGATAGGCTTGCCAAGTTTCTCCCTGATAACAAGCAGTGTTTCCAACAGGCGGTTATCGAAGAACTGCCAAGCGTTATCACCGAACTTCTCGTACACGTGCCTGCATACAAGTTCCTGAATGTCGAAGTAGTCTTTAATATTCATTTCTTTTCCTCCTTATCTTTCGTTATTATCTCGCTAACATCTTCCTTATCAACATTAAAAACCTTTTTGCAGAATATGCCCAAAGCTTTTAATACATTGAAATCATACCCTTTAGGCTTTAATATGTTGCTTATAATAGAACAAAACTCTATAAAGCACACAAAGAGACAGGAATATATATCAATGTTCCACTTGTCTCCGGAAGCAATGTTTATCATCACAACCATGCAGACAAATGCAAAGTAAGTTACCATTTTACCCATAGTACGGCGTATGGCTCCGGAGAAACGTACTTCCTCATTCATTAATAAACTCTTCCTAACTCCAAACGCCAAATCGCAGATAATAACTGAAAATGATACTATCAGCCAAGGTATCATGTGCTCCAATGACTGTATAATAAAGCTGCTTGCTATCACCGCGAATCCACCCGGTATGCTTTGGGTAACAATGTTTTCTTTCATTTTATCGTTATGTTTAAATTTCTTCTTATCTTTGTATCATTCATAGTATCAGAACTAATTACTACTGCATCCCCGTTTGGCTCGTGAGAGTGGAGCGGGGGTTATTATTACTAAGGGTTATCTACCCATTCGCCTGTATCCATGTTTTGATAGCGGCTAAACAACACACCCGCCTTGCCATTGACAACAATAGTCAAACTGACAAATAGGAATTGCGTGTATTCCATTCTTGGTGAATAGAAACTGCCTGACATTCCGAATGATTTAGTCTCTCCCGGCTGTGCTCCAGTTGTAACCGGGCCAAAATAATCACTGTCTCCCTCGCTATAATTTTCAATATAAGCCGTTATCTCTACATTGTGGGTTACATTGCCATTGTTCTTTATGTAACCGCTAACATCATATACAAGCCAAGCAGGCTCATCGTAATTCACAGTTTCTGTATATAGTACCTTTGGATAACCAACCAGCTCATACTGAAGCGTAGGATTGTAGGTGCTTTTAAGAGCAGCCCTCCCGTATCCGGAATTAGAATCAGGAGCTAAGTAATATTCAGCTCCTGACGGAGGAGGAGCGGATTCATTTCCGCCTGTGTACATGTTAGGAGAAAGTATGGTGTACATGTCTATTGTATCACCTTCTTTCCAGCTTTGAAGAAGAGGAACGCTTAATGTGTCTGACGAAAAGTATTGTAAGGTTGTGGCGGACGTCCTGTATGCAGATTGATTTCTCGTCCTGTTCAAGGCCATTATTCCCGGATACCAACTAAGTTCATCGGAATGTACGTCTTTTGCCCTGATATTTCCTTCAGGTAAATCAAAATCATCATCTATATCCAATGTCACATAATTGTATCTATCAGGTTCATCTATGCTTAGCTCTGCCGGGAATCCAGTTCTTACCGGGGATATAGCAGCGCTGTTATAACCTCTGAAATCCTCCAGTCTATAAGGCTCGGCCACTCCTCCCCTTGGTATATTGTATCCCCAAGATATGTCACCACCTATGTTAGAAGTGTCTACTTTTACCACATAAATACCGTATCGAGCATCATTGAAATCGGAATCGGACATTCCAAAATCTTTCCTATATCGAACAGGTTTGCGCTTTGAAAACTTATTAATTCTTGCATCCGCGGTAAAGTAACTTGGCGCATAATTGATATTAACACTGCCTCCTGCATCACGCAGAACCGCACCTACTTCGGAGCTTAAATCGACATCGGTATTAGGTACAATAGCCATATCATACCTCCTTCCGTATAATGGTGATACCACCAGTAACAGCAATAGACATATCACTGTCACCGTCAATCTCGTAGTCTCCATGTACGACCCTGTCCGCTTCATATAGGCTTTCATCTGCATAGCAATTCCAATTAGAGGATGTTACCCCCCCCTCGCAAGTTGTTGATAACCAATAGGTTACCAATAACTAATAAATCAACCTTTACCTTTTTCATGACACAACCCCTTCCTGATTAGTTACTTGAACACATCAAATACACCCTCTATTGCAGTGCGCAAGATGTACGGGTAGTTCTCCGCATACTTCTTCAAGGCTGCTGCCTGTTCTTTTGTGACCTTTGACTGGCCTGTTTTGTAGATTTCGCGGGCTACTTCCACCTCGCCCAATTCCTTAGACTGGGAGTATATCACGTTGGCAAACTGCTTAACCAATACGCCAATCTCACCGTCACCGTCTACGAATATCTTAGACTTTGAGCCGTCAATGTTTTCGATTTCTGCTTTGGCAAAGTCAATATCTCTCAACTCTTCTTTTTCTTTCTTATCTTCCATGATGATTATAGTTTAATGGTTGTACAATTACAATGAAACAGGCTGTGCGGTAGCTATCTTGGCTTTCGTGTCGGCAATAAAGGTATTGACAGCCGCGGTGATGTTGCACTGCTCCTGCTTGTCTCCCACGTTATGGTTGATGCTCAGGTTCTCGTTGCCGTAACTGTTGAAAGTAGCCACCTGTGAGCCGTCTTTCTTCACTGTGTCTGAATTGATATTACCTACAATGCCGTTGTTTATCTCGGCATCCGCTTCAATGTCATAGACCTTAGATTCGTCTACGGAGTTATTTACTCTTACTGTTGCTCTCACTAACTTTTCATAAGCCACTTTTTCAGTAGCGGTTGTTGATGTACTCATAACTTTTGTTTTTATTGGTTACTATTCTATTATTATCATATTGTCATTTGCATCTACTTGCATCGATGCGATTTTCATTTGTGAAAGGCCGATGATTCCCAGTATCTCTATCCCGGTCTCACGCTCTATGCTGTTTCTCACGCCTGATATGTCGGTAATGAGGAACTGCGGAATATCTTTCCCACCAAACCGCACAAGCGTATTGCAGTAATACACATCTTCCATTTCACCGCCAGCACCAACAAGAGAGCCGGGGTATTTGCGTCCTCTCACGATGTCGAACTTCTTTACCTTGTCCTCGGCAATAAGCCCAACACTCGCACCTGTATCAATAAGGAAGAAGCCTTTCTTCCCGTTTACCTCGGCTTCAATGATAAGCCGCTTGTCTGATAATGATTTGAACTGTTTCATGGTCTATTGCATTAATAATTCTGTATATCTACTGTTTGAGATAGTGTTTGTCCATTGATTACGACAGTTACATTCACTTTTTTTGCTCCGTCAAAATTGGATATTTGAGAACCAAGATATGACTTACCGAAACTAAGGTAGGTATCGGCGTCAATGTACTCGTTGTAAGTAAATGTGTTTATAACAGATTCATACTGAGTATATATAGTAACCTTGATATTGGCCGATAATCTACTGTTGGTATTATTGTATATCTTGCAGTTTACAGATATTACCTTTGTTCCGGTACTAATCTTAGTAGCGCTTAATTCTTTTAATTCTACTGGTGGCGCGTAATTCTTCAATGTAACCTCACCGTATGTGAATGTTAACGGAGTGAAGAAACCGGACGTAGGAGCCGTACTTGAACCTACATCCTTAACGCTTGAAACAAAGAGGAATGATTTATATTTTCCGGCAGCATGGCGAACCCTGTCAAATACGAATATAGCATTACCCGGATAATTGCCTATTGTTGGGTCATCAGCGACAGAAGCGTTACCAGTAGCCATATAAAACTCTGTACTACCAATCTTTAGCAGTCCGAGACATAAATAGCTATTTCTCCAATCACCAACTACATTACCTCCCGAATTAATATAATGGAGATCGGCTAATGTAAGGTTGTATTGCTGAGACGGTTGTACGTTAACAGGAACCGTTATTGAAAAGGCGGTTGTGCTGTCAGCCATCATTACAGAGTCATTATAAGGTAGATATGGTTGTACAGCTTCAGTATAATATCCCCTGAAATCTTCAAGCCTTAGGGGTTCCGAAGTGCCACCGACTGGAGGTATATAGGCAAAATAAGGAGTACCACAATTTCCAGCAAGAGGCGAGCCGTTACGGACATAATCAGCCATGTAGTTGACATTGTCCCAATACGGCACATTAGACAACCCCCAGTTTCTTGAACTGCGCTCATTATCGGTTACGTTAAAGTTTTTCGGGTATTTGAACGGCTTATACTTCGCCCATTCTCTAATATTTGCATCCGCCGTAAAAAAGCTTGGTGCATAATTGATATTAACATTACCCCCTGCATCCCTCAGCACCGCACCGATGTTGTTTGTCAGGTTAATATTGGTATCAGGTATTATTGCCATTATGCTGCCCTCCTTTCCAGTTCGATAATACGGTTCTTTAGTTCTTCATTCTCACGTTTTAATCTCTCTATCTCTGTTTCGTGTCTGCCAAAATCCTCTATCAAAAATCTTTGGAAATGCTTGGCCATAGACAGTACACATGTAGTTGCAAGCACATCATAACTCATTGTGAAGAAGCCCTCATTGTCTGTGTCTGTCACCTGTGGAAGAAACACGTTCCAATACTGGGCACTCGTTCCTGCTCTGACCTTGCATTTTTCGTCTGTCTTGAAAGTGTAATCGAAAAGGTCAGCGTTTGCCATTACATCAAGAGGTACGATGATGCTGTTCAGGACATTCTTCTTTCTTAAATCGGAATACATTGTTATTCCGCCAGCAGCAAGAATATTGCCGTTAACATAAAATCTATTTCCACCATAAGCAGAAAATGAGGCAACTTCGTTATACACTGTCCCGTTTGCATCATAACTCCATAACGTAAACCCTCTTGTAATCCCGCTCTTAGAGTGATACCAACACCATTCATAATCGGGGTCTGTGCCGGATATAGCGGTATTAAATGTTCGATACGCAGCATAATATTGGGTCGAGTAATTAGATACTTCAATTTGCATACATTTCATAATACCACGAGCCATAAACGATCCGTTTACATCTAACTTGTGCTCAGGTGCTATGCCTATGCCGACGTTGCCGCCACCCACACAGCAAATTAAGTTATTAGGAGAATCATGTTGTAAATACAGATGAGTGTTATAAGCATTTATCTCACCACCTCTTCCGCTATCATTTCCGTTGTTATCGGTCTCAATGCAGATATTAACAAATTTAGCTCCTCCTGTTACATTGTCTGTGCCGTCAAAAGGCTTACTGAATATTGTGCGAGGGGTTTGCAGCTTGGTGGCGGAATAGACATTACCGTCAGTTGTTGCTAAAGTATATTGGTAATAATTATAATCGTTAGTACCGAAAAGATAAGGAGCGCCACCCAACGGGAAAAATACACCTGATGAGTATCTCGGGTATCCGTCACTGTTTATTCCATCAGCACAATATAACTGTATTTGCATATTTCCTAATGCATTAGGATGCCCAACTCCAACAAATAGAGTATCGGATGCGCCTGTATTAACATTATTATAACACCAACCTAATACCTTTCTTAAATAAACATTAGTATCAGCAGAACCAAATTCATTGTAATAAGGGAAGTCAATTTGACGCATCACTCTATCTCCTACATTACCAAGATGTTTGCCGTCCAACAAATCCGCATCCAGCCCTGAGCCTGAACCGTCGTTGCCTTCATCCCAAATCCTATTACCAAGTCTTGTTAATGTGCCATCTTTTGCAACGTTAAACAAAGCTCCAAGATTTACATTATCCTCATTTAGCACTCTGAATACAGAACCATTATCACCTGAGCCGAATGCTGTAACACAATCATTTGTTATGGCTAACCCTCCAGTGTCACTGGGCGCGTCATATCCGTTAGTCTGTATGTATAGGGCCTTAGTGTTGTTAGCAGCACTAATATCGTGCATAACAATACCACTAATATTTGCATCTCTATAACCTATGATATAAGCTGCACCTGAATTAGCAGAAGACCTACCATAAATATCAGAATCATTTGACATTAGCAATGTTCCCGTCATCGTATCCCCTGCCTTGTTGACGTAGCGGTTATCCAGTTCGGCAGAATAGTTATTTGTAGTAAGTATTTTATATCCGTCAATTCCCCACCTATCACCATAATATCCAAGTCTTGATAATACTGATCCTTTGCTATTAGCTGCTCCAATTAAGGCGTGATTATCATCATCCCTCATTATTAGCTTTACGTCAGACTGTGTATCAATAAATACTGTCTGTCTAAATTCCTTAGATCCGTATATTTGTTGATGTGTGTCAATTGTTACCGCATCCGTAATCCCATATCCCCCCAGCGTAGTAGGATGAGAGGACAACTCACCAAACGAATAACTCGGCTTGTTCGGCTGCTTGGCCCAAGAATACACGTCACTTGCTGGCAATGTGGTTGGGTAATTAGGCAATGTAATAAGCTTCGTGGTTTCATCAGGGGAATAGGTTGTGCCGTTAAGGATAATCCCGTCTACCGATCCACCGCTAACACCGCCTATTACGCTTAATACACCACCCTCTTTTGACAAGGTGGTATTGTCAATCGGAAGCGCATCAAGAATGGTTGATGCCGTATGACTGCCTTGTGCAAACATGGTAAGACTACCTGTCAAAATCAAATCACCGTCTAACTCAACCACTCCGTCAGAATGCTTCTTCACAAGTATATCACCGATATTTAAGCCGTTTATGAATGACTTGATACCTGTAATATCCTGTGCACCTGATTTGGTTACGTAATCGGTTAATAGTTCGGTTATGTCGTTTTTGGTGTAGGCGTCTGTGATGCCATAACCTGCAAGAGTAGTGGCTTTATCCGCCTTAACGGATAGTAATTCAGCTAACGTGCTTGTCTGCGTCTGACCTGCAAGGAATGATTCAAGCTCTTTCCATTTATTGATGATGCCGTCAGTATCAGTCCCTTCCAAGAAGTTATCTACCTTAGCGGATAATTGAGACAAGGACGATGAAGTAGCATAACCGCTAAGTGTGTTATTAACCCATTGCTCCGTAGCATAACCGCTTAATGAAGGATAATTAGGCAAGGTGATTATTCCGTCCTCATTAGGAGTGTAAGTATTGCCGTTAACCACTATACCATTAGCAGTACCCTTTCCACCTGTTGAGACAAGCTTTCCGTCAACCCACTGGATTGTTTCTCCGTCTATTGGGAGACCTTCGTAGATTGAAGGGACTTGAACGTCTGCGCCTGAGTACATGGTTACTCCGTAGGCGGTAACAACGGGGAATTTTGAATAAGCGTACTTAGCCCCACTTTCATCTTCTTTGAATTGCCAGATATTCTTTATTGCTGCAAATCCATCCAACATCATTTGTTGGGTTCTGTTATACGACTGCGTGAGGGAAGTAGTCATATCATTAAGAACAGAAAGCAAGTTTATATCCTTATTGGCGGATATAACCTCTTCTTTCAATTCTTGAGTGTTTCCCTTAATCTTCTCATTGCCTACTGTAATAGACTGAATGTATTTAAAATCTATCTTGGTGACAAGCTTTATTACACGAGTAGAGACAGAATATCCTCCATTTACATAGGTAATTTTCCGGCCTATTGATAAATCAGGGTTATTCTCACTAAATGATATTGGGTTAGATGAAAACTGATAATTGTTTAGATCAGAAGATAGACGTGATATCTCCTTATTCATTTCCGATTCAAGCTCCAAATAGGCAGAACCTGTATATTCTTCCGGCATGCGGATGTTGAATAAGATAATCTCATCACCATTATTAGGGATGAGTGACGTTATAGCAGGTATGATATACGTCCCTTCCTCCTTAAACTTGATTTCATAATCCCCAGGAGTAAGGATAACACTTGTACCGTCAGCACTTGATACCGTTTCCGCTTTGTCATGATAAATAAGCTCAAATTCCCTTCCTTGAAGAGCGCCGGATTCAAAATGAACAGACAAGGCTTTTCCTGAAATCAACATACCTTCTGGGTTGTCCTTGCTGTAAATAGTGTTGTTTAAGACAAATCCCGGTACTTTGAAATACCATATTGAATATTGGTCGTATATAGGATTGCCTTCATTATCAGTACCTACCTGAACTTTTTCCCCATCTTCCCCGATAGTCCACATAAGACGCACACGCACATCGGATATTTCTAAAGATGAAGAAGGATAGACATTGTCGAATATTAATATCTTTTGAAATATTTCTCCTTGCTTTAAATCAGGGCGAATATCTTTGTACCCATTAGGATATTTAACAGGATCAAGAGTGAGACGTTTATTTACCAAATTATTGACATTAGCCCCTTCATAGTCCTGAACGATATTCCTTGTAGATCCAAAGGCGTAAAAACGAGTATAATACCCCTCCTTACCGACTGTAACGGTCGGTACTGTAATGTTCTTGCCAACTTCAAGCCTAACGGCAATTCCATGTTCTGCTTTAGACAAATGAATTACCTTGTTAGCTTTATCTATCCACCATTCAGTCTCAAAAGCATTAGCTATACTATTCAGGGAAGAATAGATATCAACCGACTGAAAAGACAATGTAGCGGAGGCAGAAAGTGACGCATCAACCGTATAAGTCCAAGTCTCACCTATCTCATTTTTAATCGCCTTACAAATTGACGACATAAAGTTTGCTGTATTATCCGTTAAAGTCCAATCCGGTTCACGACCTATTATTACATCATCGGAAGAATAAGTGTACATGAAAAATGAGACTTTAGCCCAATACATAACCACAGACTTAAACAAAGGCTTGTAGGAAAACTCTTCCTCGCTCTTCTGTATGGGAGAATATGGCTCAAGAAGAGAATACTTTTCACCGCCATATTCAATATAAGCCCCCATAGGTAATATATCTGATTTATCCGAATTCCATGACAAAACAATATGGTCGGACTGCATGAGTTCTTCCACATGTTCGCAAGATTCAGTTATAGGAACTGATAATAATATTTTTCCAGATATGTCTTTGATGTCTATCATAACGACATCAAATTTCGGGTATAAAAAAAAGAAGCCCTAAAAATTAGAGCTTCCAAACGTGACATCAGAAAGGAGGTCACAAATTAGGTTCTATTGGCAGGATTTGGCTCGCAAAACTTCATCGAAACTTTGCCAAAACTACGATATGCACTTTGCGCATAGGTAATATTTTTCCCAAGATAAATCAGATGATAAATCTCATTGCTATTATCGGGAATTTGAATATCAACTGCACCTTTGTACAATTCTTCAAAGAAAGATTTTTTCTTTGTTTGATAATCAGTTTGAGAACTTCCTTCAATAGTGAACGACAAGGTTATTTCTCGTTCATCCAATTTAGGATTGGCGATAATTACCTGTTTTCCATGTTCCAACCGGGATTTATTTTCAATAAAATCTTTCATAGGGGAAGAAGCTCCGATTGCATCAAGGAAGCCACGACCCATTCTCACACCCCATGTGGTATAAGCATCTTTTCCGTTTATCAACAACTCATTCATAATTTATAAATTTGATGTATTCTTTTTTACTTCTGCAATATCCGCCTTAATCTCTTTCAGATACTTAGCAGAGTTTCCTGTATTCTCTGAAATTTGTACAAGTTCAAGATAAGATTGAGCTATCAAATCTCGTGTCTCATCCGCTATATTTCTTGTTTCAATATCAACAGAAAGAACGGCATCCGTTTTGGCAGTTAATAGATTAAGTGATTGAGATTGATTGATGTTTTGCTGTTTAATTTCTTCCACCCCTATCCTTTGTGCATTAAGTTGCCCATTCAATACATCCACACTATCTTGAGAAGCGGCTACGGAATATCCCATAGTTGGAGATTGTTGAGTTCTTTCAATATCCGTATTCCAGCCAAAAGCGTTCATTAGCTTGTCACGTTCAATAAGCAAGCTATCGGCCAACTGCTGTTGCATATCACGAAGCTGTTGAACTTCATTGTCAGAAAGGCCATCTTCGCCATACTTCGCCCAAGTATCATATAGCTCTTTTATTTTGTCTTTGTATTCATTTGCAATAAGAGATTTAAAAATTGCATTTTGCAAATGCTTCTCAAAGTTATCGGCAAAATCCTCATTAGTGCTATCCAAATCAGAAAGTAAATCAGCATATCCGTTTTTAAATTCGTCAAAACTCATTCCTGTGATAGCCTCTTTTTCCTTTTCTGCAATCTCAGTAAGCTGATCTCCATAATCAGCAATATTCTGCAAGTAAGTAACAAAATCCTTATTAACAGTGTCTAAAACAGAAACGAGCTTTTCATCAGTAAGTATCTTTTCTATTTTTTCAGAAGATAAGTCCCAAAGCTGCCACTCCGCCGTTATCTTTTCTCCTGCAAGATCCGATATCCTTTTAAAATCTTCCGGAGAAAGACGTTCTGCAATACGATATCCCAATGAGTGGGACCCGATACTTGCCCCACTTGATGCAAGCTGTTTAATCAATTGGCGCTGTCTACTTATTTGGATATTAACAAGCTGCTCGGCTTCTTCCGCAGCTTTCATGGCTTCCGTACCATAGTTAATATCAATGTATTCCATTTTTTTATTTATGAGTTCATCCCAAATAGTTATAAGGTGTTCGTATTGGGCTTTCATTTTCTCATAACCGGAATAATCCGCACCTCCAAAACCAGGGATAAGTCCTCCTAAAGAAATTACGGAGGTAAGCGCCCCCTTAACAGTCTGCAAACCACCGGTAACAATAGACATAGGCTTTGTTAGATCGATTCTTTCAAGGCCATTCAACATTTCCCCAAACCCCGACATTGTACCTTCCAGCCATTCAGGGGTCTTTACACCGAGCGTTTCCATAATACCGATAACCTGATTACCGGCATCCACATATTGGCCTATCTCTTCAACTCCTTTATGCAAGGCAGTAGTGGCTTCCGACAAAGCTTTCTGTTTATTATTCTTTGCACTTTCGAGAGTAGACTTAGCATTTTTCTTTTCTTCATCCGTACCTTCTTTGAGAGCCTTGTTATATGCTTCCTGCGCTTCACGTTGAGCATCAGTGGCATTTTTAAGGGATTTAAAGGAAATAGTCATGGCTTCAAACGGATTACGTTCTGAAACTTTCTCATCAATCCGTTCGATAGCATCTACCAGTTCTTTAAGGTTTTCAGGAGATAAATCCTTTTGAGATGATATAAAGTCTTTAAGGTTAGCTTTCAACTTCTTCAAAGTATCAGTAGAAACCTTGTCAAGATTACCAAAGACTTGTTCCCAATTCATTCCTTTTTTCAGTTCAGACAAATCAATGTTTTGAATAGCTTCTGCCATTTCCTTTTGAAGCATCCTTTTATCACCTTCGGTAGTGGCTTTGGCTATTTTGTCGTTGTACTCTTTTGTAATGGCTTCTTTCTTTTGTAGGAATGTACCGTATTCTTTTAGATAGCGGTTCATGGCTTCAAGCTCTTCTTTGTTCACATCAGAGATTGATTTGTCACGCTTATTTTCTGCCTGTGAATATGAAAGGGAAATCTGTGCAGATTGTTCTTGAGTAAGTATTCCTCCATTGGCTTTTGTCCATTCCTGTTCCTGCTTTCGAATAGCATCCAGTTCTTTCTGATAGTCTAAGTCTATTTGTGCCAATTTCTTTTCAGTACCCTCAACCATGAGGTTGATTTCATTTTGCTGGTTCTTTCTACGGAGGGAAAGGAGCTGATCGGATAGCCTCTCTTGCTGCTTAATCTGAGCTTCTGCTTCTTTTTGAGCTTGATTTTCTTGTTTGGTTAATGAACCTCCAGTAACTCCACCTAAATCTTTATAAACTTTTTCGGTTGTATCTGCTCGTTTCTTAGCTTCTTCATATTGCTTTGAGGTAAACTTAGACTTATCCTTTTCTATTTCTGAGAGTTTCTTTTTAGCTTCTTCCCAGTCTTTCTTGGCTTTCTCGTAATCTTGTTGATAAGTAGTCTTATTCTTTTCAGATTCAATACGAGTCTGCTTAGTTGATTTAGCTGTATCTATAAGTGTCTTAATATCTTTCACCTTATAAATTGCTTCATCGGACAAAGAACCTTTCACATCAATGGGCAAACGTAGTTTTATAGAACCATTCTCACCTTGTCCTTTAATTCTTTTTTCAAGTTCAGATATATAGCGATCAAACTCACTAATATCAATATCCTTTAGACTGGATATGAACTGTTCCGAAATACTCTTCCCTTTTTCTTGCAACATTACATTACGAGTGGAACGAAGTTCTTTTAGCTTTTTCACATAGCCATCAATACCTTGTTGACCAGACAAAGTTTTTAGGAGATTTTCATAATACTTTATTTCTGACTCTATATCAGAAAGGTTTTTAGCTTGCTTTTCTCCAACTCGTTTCGCATCTTCTTCTGCTATCTGTTGCTTTAGTTTAAGTATATCAGCAAGTTTTATCGTTTCAATATCGTATTGGGCAAATATTTTGGGATATTCACTTCGTAACGCCGCCAAATTTTCACCTCTCTGCAAATCAGACAATGCAATATCACGAGAACTTTGTATCAGAGCATCAATTTTCTGTTTATGTTCCTGTGCCTGTTTAGCAGCTTCCTCTTGCTGTTCATTAAACCTTCTTTGGGCTTTTTCCGTTTCGGTAGATGAATCATGCAATGCCCACATAGCAGATGTTAATCCAATTACCACCGTAGCCACTGCCACATAAGGATTAGTAAGCATAGCTGCATTAAGAGCCAGTTGTGCTTTCCTTGCCAATATACGAGCGTTAGTAAGTCCAATTTCCACAAGGGTATGCTTGCTTTCAGCAGCAGTAACAAGCATCACAGCAGTACGATACGCTCCATAAGTAACAACAAGCCCAGTCAATACCTTACCAACAGTTTCGTAGTTCTGAATTAATGAAGTGGTCATCTGAATACCATCCATGATAACGCCTTCCGACTTAGTGCCCAATTCATTAAACACTGTGTTTATTGCATCCTGCATCATAGATAGCTGCCCATTAATAGTCTTTGAAGCGTTCTCAGACATATTATAAAACTTGCCACCTGCCGAAGTAGCATCTATAAACGCTTGTTGTACCATTTCAGCAGATATTGCCCCTTTAGCCATTTCTTCTTTGAGGGTCGAAATAGATTTTCCGGTCTTGTCTGCCATAATCTGCAACGGATTGAATCCGGCATTAATCATCTGGTTCAGGTCTTGTCCCATAAGTTTACCAGCAGCAGACATTTGGGAAAAAGCCAATGTTAGAGAATTAAATCTCTGCGAATCTCCCATAGACACATCTGATAAAGCTTTCAAATATTTAATGGTGTCTTCTGCTTGAATATTAAATCCAAGCATCATTTTTTCAGCACCCACCATATCAGACATGGTAAGTGGAGATATTTTAGCAAGTTCTTTGATTTGAGGTATCAAATTACCAGCCATATCCTTGCCAACTAAAGTTTCAATTGCTGTTTGCGTAGATTGGAACTCACCCCGTACTCGGACTATTTCAGAACCTAATGCTTTCAATACCCCTACTCCGCCAATGATCGCCAATGCTTTTTTCCAAGAAATAGCAAAACCTTCATTTGCATTTACTACATCTTTAACATCATCCTTATAAAGAGCGTATTCATCACGAAGTTTTTTTACTGACAGACGTGCTTCCGCTTGCTGTTGCGTCAATCCAAATAAAGACGCCTTTTCTTCATCCAAAGCCCTGCGTGCAGCATTGTATTCTTCCAACTTTCCACTTGCTGATAATGGATTTCTTTTCAATGCTATACGATAAGCATCACCAAGACGTTTCACATTATATTCCACATCTTTAACAACAGTCTTTTGAGCAATAATCTTTTCAGTAAAACCATTAACCGCCTGAGAAGCATCAAAAATCTTCCTCTTGAATCCGGTTTCCATTTCAGCACCTACCTTTGCAGCACTGGAAACCAATGCCTCCATCCTATGGGTAGAAGCAGAAAGTTGAGAATTAAGAGCATTGAATGAAGCAGGAGAACGTGTAGCGTCCATGCTTTTCAGCTCTTTTTTTAGTTTATCTATCTCATTACGAAGTTTTATAACCTCTTCATAATCAGCCTGAACATGAAACACAAGTTTCGCCATAAATTATTGTTTATTTAATGTTTTACCTTTTATTCTAAAATATTCTTCCTCAGAAACTTCTTCCATAATTTCACCAGAAACAGTATGAAGCTTGTCTTTCTGCATTATTACCATGTTTCTGTACGGAATTTTATACATGACTTCATCATAAGACAGATGCAGATTTTCCATGAACGATGCAATCTGTCCAAGCAAGCAGTTATTTCCTACTGCTTCTGATTTGCTGTCAGATTTGCTACGTTCTTGGCTAAAACTGACAGCTTGTGAAAACTTTCTGTTGATATCATGGATAGGCCGATAGCCAACCCTTCAACCACTTCATCAAACTCTCCATTAGCCAATTCTTCCGAAAGACTTTCATCGCCCTTTATAAGCCATGATAAAGCTAAAGAAGCCTGTTTTGTATCTTTCAAAGAACGAAGCATATCCATTACTGTAACACCATCCTTTAAATCTGAAAGATAATATCCAGCACCTGCTATCCTGTGAATTGTTGGAGGATAGATTACATAGGCATTTCCATTCACAAACACCGTTTCAAAATCCTTACCTAAAACGGATGCATTTACTATTTTTGATGCGTTCTTTTCCATAAACTAAAAAGGCGGTGAGCAACCACCCACCGCCATCCTAAATAAACTGTTTTTACATTTACTTCATAGATGCCTCCTGAACTCCTTCTACCGCGGACTGGTCAAACCAAAATTCAGATCCAATACCCTTATTTTCCAATGCGACAGCGGTAACTCCGAGACCAATATTCTTTTCCACAAAGTTGCCCTTAGCAACAATATTTGCTTTTGTCAAAACAACATAGTTGCCAGTCTTTGTTTGAGCAATAATAGCCTTCTCAATTACATTGGTTGATTCCGGGCGTTTCCATCCCACAGCATTATCTTCCGAAGAAGCCTTTGTTCCTGTTGCAGTAATAGCTTCACCACCTTGCAAGTCGGCTTTTTCCATATATGAGTATTCACCCATTGTGAAAGAAATGGTGGGGATACTGTTTTTAGTCTTGTCAATATAGTAGGTTTGCCCTGTCAATTCATTGACATATTCCGTTGTTTCCGGGTCTGACTCTTCATATCCCCACGTATCTTGGTGAGAATTTAGCACTTCTTTTGCACCACCGCTTGCAGCGATCAATGCCTTAATAGATGCAGCAGTTACAGCCGCATTAATCACATCAGCGTACCATATACGCTTAATTCCGATATACTGTTTCTTAGCCATATTAGTTTACATTTAATACTTCAAATAAAATCCTTACATTCACATAATGACACTTCAAAGCTGTGTCCGCTTCTGTACTGATTGATTCGATAGAATACTGATAAGGAATACCGTTATAGGAATTTACAACATCTCCTAATATTTCAACAGATTGCTGTTCAAGTTCTGCTATTCGGATAAGATTCGCGATACCTATACCAACATCAGGAACGCACAAGTTTACTTCTACAAAACCTTTCTTCCAATAAGTATCAGGAGACTGGCTTTTGGGCCGGATAACAATTCGTTCCGTTTTCATCCGGTAATCAGTATCATCAGGAATAAGTGGAATATTACCTTTTTGATAAATCTCCCCTATCCCGAAAGCCTTGCAATCCCGGTAGAGAATGTTTCCTATGTCAGTAGTTACTATCATCGTTCAAATCTATCTTTCAATCTTTTTTCTGTCCTTATCGCTGCACTTCCTGCAACTTCAAAGCCTTTAGACTCCACGAATGACGCATATTCAGCTTCATTTTTCAACGTTAAGCCCGACCTGTCAACCTCATATCCGTTTGATGCTCTCAAATGCCCTGTTCGGTCTGTATAACTTCCGGTTTTCTTAGCATCTTCAACAAAAGCCTCTCCTTCTTCTTCCATACCAGAAAGAACTTCCGATTCTCCCTCATTGAAGAACTCGTCTATATCCGAAAAATCAAAATCTACTCCAACCATATCACTCTGTATGGGAAATAGTTAGTCTCCAAAGGACTTTTAACAACACCTTCACCTCTTATGCTTCCGTCAAAATTTAAGCAACGAACTTCTGCTCCTGCTTCAACCTTTGACGGTTTATCAAAGACTACCTTGTACTTGAAATCATACAGAAAACCATTGACAGATACTTTCTTTTCCGCGCTCACATCATCACAACGGCATTTGCATATATCCTGCCAGCTCTCACCACCGGTTCCAGGAATAGATCTTCCGAACTCATCCTTATCCATCGGGGTGATAACCTTAACCTGCAATATGTGAGGAGCGAATATCATAAGAATGTCACTTTAGGTTTATCCGTTAATTCATCAGTCAATCCATACTGTTTGCACAGAAATGAATAGTAGTCCTTAATTCCTTGAATGTTCCAAGACATTGAAAAACCGCTTTCACTGATTGAAGTAGCACGAAGCAAAAGAGAAGGTATGAACTTCGCAATCGCAACAGAGACACGATCGTAGTAATCATTGTTCATTTCATCCTCTCCGCTTATCTTCGAGTTCAGACACATATCCAGAAGATCAGCCTCCGACAACTGAATGCTGAAAGACTGAAACTTCTGTGATATGTATTCGTTTACCGTCATGCGTTCATTTTTGAAAGGTCGAAATTCACAATCTTATTCGGAGCGGTAAACTCAGGAACCCATTCAGCGGTGTACTCCATATATCTACCTTCCTCATCACGATAGTTACATACGGACATCTGGCCTTCGGCTTGGCTATATGTGCGTCCCGGAACAGGATCGGTCATTACGTAAGGCCTGTGATGGCGCATACGCATTACGTTATCATTTTGTAATAAGGTAATACGATCATCAGAATAAACCTGTACGTTTTCTCCGTTCTGATTTTCTACGTAATCCTCCTTGATCTCAATTGCCGGAAGCCCAATACCTGTAAATACACTTGACGCCATTTGAGACGTAATTAAGCCACCGCCAACATAGAATTGGTTACTTCCAAGAATCATCTTGAAGGTTTGGCCGAACTCCTTGTTGCCGACAATATTTTTATTGAAAGTGCTACGAGACATAATCATCTTTGAAAAAACCCCATATTTAACTTTCAAAGCTTCAATTTGCTCTTTAAGATAGGAGATGAACTTATCCTTTTCAGATGCTTCCGGAGTGATAAAATGGAACGGCAAATCAATATCAAGGACTTCAATGTTTTCTTTGTTGTCTGCCAAATGAACTTTTGCCTTACCAGTCATTAATAACTCACCAACGACAATATCCATACGCTTGTGAGGAGCAAGCAGGATTTGACGATAATCATCAAATATGAAATCTATAATTTCATTCAAGATAGTACGCTGATCGGCAGTATTGGCAGCATTGAACTTGTCAAGGATGTCCTGCAATTGGGACAGCCGTTCAATATCCATCTGATAACGGTCTCCCAAATAAGCAATCTCAGTATAACCGCTTCCAAGCGACCGTCTTTCACGAATAGGTTTCTGATCGTTCTTGCCAATGATAGAGCCTGCCATCACTCCTGTAACTGTACCAAGATACGTCTTGAATACACGAGTTTTAGTTTCAAGGAATGAACCATATTGCTGCCAATATATTCTATCCAATCTCGTTTGTAAAACACGATCAATAACCGCATTTACAATTTGAGGATCTGTAAACAAAGTTTGTATAGTCAAATTCATAACTCTACTTTTTTAAGATTAATACTCGAATTGGAAACGGTCAGTAAGCCCCTCTTTATCCAATTCATGAATAGGCATAGGGAGTTTAGGCTCTTTAATCTCATACGCCTGCATTAGAAGTGTGCAAAGAACTGGGCCATCATCCTCTACTTTCTTTTCATCGAAAAGGACAAAGTTTGCTGTATTCTTCTTTGCTGTTCCAGCAACCGCAGTAGCCTCAAACAAAATCGCATCTTTAGCGATATTCTCGCCAAAAGCGGCCTTGATAGTCAAAACATCATAATTGGCGTTAGACTTATCAATAGCGGTTACTTCTGCGCCTTTCTTGCCACTACCTACAAACATTCCGATATAAGCCAAAGACCCTTTTGCGATTTTAATAGACAAAGCGGATTCACCTGTTGTGTACGCTTCAACCACTTTCATATTACGGACAGGAACGATAGTACGTTTCTTTAAGTCCGCTTGTACGGGCGTAAATACAGGAAGAACAGAGCCTACAACAAGATTGGCAATATCCAACTTCCAAGGCCCACTCTTTCTGACACCCGTATCCACACGATAAAACTCTTCCTGCTTGTATTCCGGTTTCAAGTTAAATTTTTGACCTGCTGCCATAAATTTTAATTTTTAGATTCAACAATAGTTTTTGTGCCCTCATTAATCATACTGGCGATAGATTCGTTTTCTTTCTCAATCTTCGTTTCTGCTGATTCGGGAGGGGTTACGCCTTCGAATCCGTCATTTGCGAACTCCTGTTTCAAGTCCTTGAAATAAACATCCAAGTCCTCATCGTCCTTAATGGCACATCGTTTGGCGTAGTTTTTGGGAATACCATACTCCTTAGCCTTTGCCATAATCTGCTCTTGACGGGTAGCTTGCAGTTTTTCTTGCTTCAAGGTGGAAACCTCTGCCAAAAGGCTCTTATTGGAATCAATCAAGGCTTGTGCCCATGCAGGCACATCATCTTTCTTTTCTTCCGGCTTTGGATTTGGGTTAGGATTCTCGATTTTCGTTTTCAATTCGTCCAATTGCTTTTGCAGACCCGATTTTTCGTTTCTAACAGTGTCAATGTCTCCTTGAAAAGCTTTTAAAAGTCCTTCGACCCCACTAATAGCGGTTTCTATTTGACTTTCTTCTGTAACGGTTTTTGATAAGTAGTCGGCCACCCCGTCAAACGCCTTGTCGCCAAACCCAAAGGTTTTATACTTCGTTTTTAGTGCTACTAAAATTTTTCCTTTCATACCGTATGAATTATTAAATTTAGAATTTACTTTTCGAAAGTAAAAATACCGCTAATACAGTTGATTAGTAAACATTTAAGACTTTCATCTGTGACATCAGAGCAATTGTCACAAATATGATGTAAAAAGTATCCGTAAGCGATATGAAGCAGTAGATTGATGCTATAATAGAACATATAGCGTAAGCTATTTGAGCCGCTGCTATATATCCTATTTTTCTTGTACTAAAATTATAACCCCCGTATTTTTTCTGACTAAGGGTCAAATTTCTGTTCTATTTTTCATATTTTCATTTTGTATCACCTGCTCTTCCTTTATTTCCGCAAGTTCCTCTTCCACTCGATCAGAGTTACCCGCAAACATAATTCCTTCACGTGTTGACCAGATGCCACCTCTGACAGCGGAAACAGCAGTAGTCACCTTATCATTCAAATCATCAATCATAAATGGAACAACTTCCGTTTCTATATCAATAGTCTGTGATGCCTTACTGAACTCGGATGGATTAATAGCGCCTAAAGCGGTAACAAGGAAATTCACTCTTCGTTGCAAGAAATCGCCTATTACTTCTGCATGATTGGAAACTGCCATGTGTGCTCCCATAAACATAAAACGAAAAGCTGTACCGGAAGCCTTGCCAACGCCTTTCAGAGTTTCGAAAGATATTCTTGGAGTGTTTGACATATCGTAAGCGTTATTCGTCAAAGTTTCAGCTTCAAATTTTACAGTTTCCGGAACTTGGTTCCACGTAAGATATTGAGCATCCGCGCCTTCCCCTGTGAGTTTTACGATTTTATCTTTATTCTTCCCGACAAAACCCTCTACGTCCCCGACTAATTTAAGCAATGGGAAAAAATGGTAGTCTATGCAATCGGCATAGTTGGATAATAGCTTCTCCAACCGAACCCGGAAGGTCTTAATCTTATCACAATAAGGTTCAGGACGGTAAGCATATATAACAGGCAGCTTCTTAAATCCATGTGCAAAGGTTGGTCTTTCCTCGTAGCCTTTAGACAAATCCCATTGATAAACCATTTTGTCGGTAATAGTCATGAAGCAGGTAATTTCAGAATCGTCCATAAGTTTTTTCTTATATTCTCGAGAGAAAGCTATCAAATCCCCCTCGTCATTAAAAAATGGATAGAGCTTATCACCTCTAAACGGAGACCATAATACGCTTTTCAGTTTCTTGGTAGGCTTTACCTTACCTCCAAAGGTAGTCTTAACTTTATTCCAGAATTTAATCCAAAACGAATCATCATCAGTCGCATACCAATATTCAGCCACTTCCTGCTCGGAAAGCCAAGATCGAACAATTTTCTTGTTCTGATATTTAGTTTTATTTGATTTAAATACAGCCTTAACAGCATCCAGCAGCTTTTTTTCTTCGTCATTAGCAGGAGTGCAATCCATTGACGGTTCAATTCCGACTGTGAAGGCTGTTTGGATGTTTACTATATCCTGTTCCAATGGAATAGAGATACGGTTCACTGGTTCGGTCTTATACTTTGCTTCGATTTCATAAGTTTTACCAGCCTTTTCATCAAAGTGTTTCTCTGCTTCCTTCTCAAGAACCTTTCTGTCCGGGTACTTTTCTTTATCAACCATGATTTCATGGCATTTAGGATTCCAATCTTCCCACAATTTACAACGGTCAGGAAGTTCGGTCTTTCTACCTTTCTTCAGGTAGTTTATCTTCTGCCCGATGTCAGGGAGTGCTAATATTTCTTCTAAATTCAATGGCATAGTTTATATTTTTAATGTGTGAATATTCCTGTTAAATCTTTCGGCTTCTGAATCTTACCAAGAAGCTCACCCAATACATAGTAACGTGCAGCATCTATTCCGTGATTGTCATGGTCTTCCGGTTCGTTGATATAGTTCCCATCCTTATCCTTTGCCCAGACATAATTTCTGTACTCCCTTTGAAGGTTATAAGAACGCTTGGTTATGTAAATATCCATTCCCTGCATCTTGTCAATACCGGCATTGATAGAGCCTTGCACTTTCTCTACCGGGTAAATCTTGATACCTCCGTTATGGATTTCCTGAATAAGTCGTGGGTCTGCACTGTCAGCTATCACCTTTAGATTCCACAGACGGAGAGTCTTAATTATATCCCCAGATAGTAAACCTGTACGGTAATCCACTTCGTCCAAATATAGCGCATTGTCTATGATTCCACATCGGATAGCTGCTGTAGGGTCGTTAGTATAACCAAAATCCAGCCCAATTCCGACCCTCTTACACCACATCGGGAACTCATCCACAATACCCCATTTCTTGAACACAGCACCCTCAGCCACATCAGCCCAACGACCGATAACCACATGAGCATATTTCTCCGGGGTCTTCTCCTTCATATCTTCCACCTCTTTCAGGAACTCAGGAGAAAGGTTATCCAAGTTATCAAAATACGTAGTATGGATATGGAGCACATTCGGATGAGTGGAAATCTGAACCTGCACACCATCAATCTCCACCAGTTTATGAGTGTTTTCGATGTATTTCTTGTAAATGAAGTGATTGGAATCGCAGGGGTTCATAATGATAATAATCCGGTTCTGAATACCTTTCTTGCGAATGGATAGCATTATCTTATCGAACTCATCTTCGCTTGTCCACTCTTCCGCTTCATCGCAGACGAAAGTCGTAATGCCTTGAATGGATTTCAGT